AGCTCCGGTATCTTGGGCTTCCGGCCGTTGCGGGCCTGGAAAGCTTGCACGTAGTCGAGCACCTTGTCGGTGTCGTCCACGTCCGGCACGTCCGGCAGATCCGCCTTCGGGGCATCGTCAGGTCCGCGATGGCCAAGGCCAACGGACCAGAACACCAGCGTGCCCCACTCGCAGATGAGGACCAAGAGGAACGGCATGATAAGCACCAAGTCCTTCTCGATCTTGCTGGCATCCCCGGGCAGGAAGCGCGTGAACGTTTCCGCCGCGTGGTGGTATCCAGCATTCTCCGTCTGCGTGGGCCCGACCCTTTCGAGCCGGGCCTCAAGGATGGCCAGGTGCGAAGCGCGCTCGGTGACAGTTGCCTGCCGACCCTCGCACTTGCCCTTCTTGCCCGTCGCACATTCTGCGGCGGCGGCATCCTCGGCTTCGCGGTGACGCCTGCGCGCCTCCGTGATCTGCTTCTCGACGTCCGCCCGGTCGGTGTTGACCTGACGGACCTTGGCGGCCTTACCCGCCTGCACCTCTGCGTTGCGCGCCCCTGCCGAGATCACCGTGTAGGCGGTGCCCGCCAGGAACAGAACGAGGAGGCCGAACGCGGCAACCCACTTGTGGGCTGCAACCTGCGGCACGATCATGTGACCGGCCGCGATGGTCCCGATGATCGCCACCGCCGTGAGGAGATGGGACACCGTGACCGGAGCGCCATGGACAACGTCCTCGAGGAGAACGTAACCCGTGACGGCTGCGAAGATGAACCCGAGCAGGATTGCCGCCCAGGACCGAACAGTGGTATGCGCTTGCATGTCAGAACCCTTTCGAGGTGGTTTTTGACGACAGCCCGATCGCTGTCCTTCCAAGACGTGATCAGGCAGTGATGAAGGCTCAGGTGTTCGCCCACCTGGGCCTTCGGCATTTCAACGGCCCGCCGTCCTGCCCTGTGAACCCGATTTCGGAGTTAGCCGCCCGGAATTGTCGGTGCAGGATCGTCGCCATTGGGTTCAATATAACCCATGGAGTACATGACGTCAATACGCCATGGGCAGGAGGCAGATCAAATCTTCGTGATCACGTCATGTACTTGCAGTACGTCATGGTTTTGGGTACAAGTGGGCATGGCCAATACGAAACCGAAGACGAAGCCCACGTCGTTCACGATGCGCACCGACCAGGAGTTCCTGGCCCGCCTCGACGACGTTCGCGCTGCCCAGCGCCCCATCAAGTCGCGCGCCGATATGATCCGTGCACTGGTGGATAAGGAGTGGGTAAAGAAGAAGCCGTGAGTGTTGCGCGTTATCCTCGCTCGCCGCATTGACGCGCGTAACGAACTCCCGCATTGAATTGCTACGCTCGCCGCAGGTGGGCAGAGAACGAAGCCGGAGGCGACCACGCCCCGGCTTTTTGCGTTTCAGAGCACCGAGGCCATGGCACCCAATCCCCACGTCCAACGCGCAAACGCCGCGCCGTCCATGCCAGCCTCCCTCAAAGGGCTGAAGATTATGAGCGTGCAGCAAGTCATTTCGCAGATCATGCATTGGCTGCGTCTGTCGATCCAGATCATGGTGTTCCTCTCGGTCGCCGTCATCCTCGCCAAGGCCTTCGGCTTCAACGTCCCGTTCTTCACCAAGACGATCGGCGCAACAGAGCTGGCCTACCTTGCCGGCGCCTACTGGCTCGCTAAGGGCTGACATGAACGCCCGCACCAAGCTGCGCACGCACCCGAAGCTCCGCGTGGTCAGGCACCGCGAGCCCGATCCTGAAATGGTCGATCTCCTGGGTGAGGTCTATCAGGTCGTGCAGACCGGAGACGTGGTCGGGCTGGCGATCGTTACCGTCCTGCGCGATGGCGATGCCAAGTCGGGCTGGATCGGAAATAGCCTGATCATGCTCGGTGCCGCAGAAGTCTTCACGGATCGCCTCAAGGCTGAGGCATCCCCAACTCATTGACAGGAGCAGCAGTCATGGCAGACGGTTCGATGCCGTCGAAGCCGAAAGCGCGTTCGAACGGCAAGCATCCAGGCGGACGCCCGCCGAGCTACAAGGCCGAGTATTGCCAAGAGGTTATCGAACTCGGCAAGAAGGGTTACAGCCAAGCGCGCATGGCCGCACATTGGGGTGTGGCGAAAGCGACCGTGACCATTTGGGCCCAGGAATATCCTGAGTTTTCAAACGCCCTCGCGCGCGCACGCACGTATTCGCAGGCTCATTTCGAGCAGGTTGGAGCGAAGAACTTCAACAACCGGAACTTCAACACGCCCCTCTACATGGGCCTGATGAAGTCGATGTTCCGCGAGGACTACGACCGCCCCGACCGCATCGAGCACACGGGCAAGGACGGCGGCGCGATCGAGACGCTGGAGAAAGACCCGGGCACGGCAGCGCGCAAGATCGCCTTCATGCTGGGCCGCGCCGTTGGCCGGCAGGAACGCAAGGAGGACGCCGAGACTAAGTCGGCGTAACCCGTGAGCACTGTCCTCGACGACCTGATCGCCAGGCTCAATGCCCTGCCCGATAAGGACCGCGAGGAGATCGAACGCCTCGCTGATGCGCATACGGCGCACATGCGGTGGATACCGAACCCCGGGCCGCAGACGCTGGCCTACGATTGCGACGCCGACCAGCTGCTCTACGGCGGCGAGGCCGGCGGCGGTAAGACGGATCTGCTTCTCGGGCTCGCGTCGCAGGAACACCAGCGCTCGCTGCTGCTGCGGCGGATCAACAAGGACGTGTCCTGGCTGGTCGACCGGCTGGCGCAGATCCTTGAGACGCGCAACGGGTTCAACGGTCAGGACGACCGCTGGACCATGCCAGACGGCCGCGTGATCGACTTCTCGGGTTGCCAGCATCCCGGCGACGAGCAGCGCAACAAGGGCCGGCCGAAGGACTTCATCGGCTTCGACGAGGCCTCGGACTTCCTCGAGCAGCAGGTCGAGTTCATCCTCGGCTGGCTGCGCACCACGGCCAAGGGGCAGCGGTGCCGTGCGGTGTTCGCGACGAACCCGCCGACGAGCGTGGAAGGCGAATGGATCGTGCGCTGGTTCGCTCCGTGGGTGGACCCGTCGCATCCGCTCTACCCGTACCCGATGGGCAAGAAGCTCTGGACGTGCCGCGGGCTCGACGACGAATGGCTGTGGTTCGAAGATCCGGGCGAGCAGAACGTCGGCGGCGAGATCAAGTCGACGATCTCGCGGACCTTCATCCGCTCGGGCCTGGGTGACAACCCGGACCTCGCCAAGACGAACTACCGCACGCAGCTGCAGATGCTGCCGGAGGAGCTACGCAAGCGCTACGAGCGCGGCGACTTCACGGCGGGCGCGCAGGATGACGAGTTTCAGGTGATCCCGACCGAGTGGATTAGGCTCGCGCAGGAGCGCTGGAAGCCTGACGACGGGCACCAGATGGAAGCCATAGGCGTCGACGTGGCGCAGGGCGGCAACGACAGCACGGTGCTGGCGCCCCGCTGGCGCGGCAAGTCGGTGCATATGTGGCTCGACAGGCTGCTGAAATGGAAGGGCGTCGAGACGCCAGACGGGGCATCCGTCGCAGGCCGGGTGATCATGCACCAGCGGCACGCGGCGCAGATCAACGTCGACATGGGCGGCGGCTGGGGCGGCTCGACTTACGAGAAGCTGCGCGAGGCCGAGATCGCGACGTTCGCGTTCGTGCCCAGCGCCAAGTCGGACAGCCGCACGTCGGACGGCCGGCTTGGGTTCAAGAACATGCGCGCCGAAGCCACCTGGCGGATGCGCGAACTGCTCGACCCGGAAGCCCGCGAGAAGGTGGCCCTGCCGCCCGACCCGCAGCTTCGGGCTGATCTGGCCTCCTACCGCTGGAAGCTACAGAGCGGCGGTATCATCCAGATCGAGATGAAAGAGGACATCAAGAAGCGGATCGGCCGCTCGCCTGATGACGGCGACGCGGTGATCATCGCCTGCTGTACTGGATCGAGGCGCGTTCAGCCAAGACTGCGTGACCGCAACGACTTCATGACCAAGACGCACGCCACGACGTCGCGCTCGACGATCAGGAGACCCTACCGATGAACATGCTCAAGCCGAACAGCCCCGACCCGGTGGCCTCGTCCTCCTCGACGGAAGCGCCGAAGGCCGCCGATGTCGTGCCGGAGCCGACCCGCGTCGCCAACCCGACCGACCCAGACGTGGTCGTGGCCGCGCGCCAGAAGGCCGACGACCTGTTCCGCAACCGCCGTGGCCGTGACCGTACGCGCCTCACCGACAGCAATGGCGGCGGCGCCGGCTCCTCTGTGCCCTACTCGCGCACCACGCTGGGCTGATGTCCGACGATAACGCTGCCGAACTGATCCAGCGTGGCGATCGGCGCTTCTCCAAGCGCCGGCCCCTGGACAGCATGCGGCAGGAGATCGCCCTCAACTTCGCGCCTTACCTCGCGGAGTGGACGACGACGCTCTGCATGGGGCAGGACTTTGCCGCGCATCTGATCGACGGCACGCCGCTCCTGCTCGCGCGCGATTTCGTGGCGCAAATCGGCTCGATGCTGCGTCCGTCCGGCAAGCAGTGGTTCTGGCATCGCACGCCGATCGACGACGTGAACAACGACCGCGAGGTCCGGGAATACCTCGACTGGCGCTCGACGCAGATGATACGCATCATGACCGATACGGTGACGGGCTTCCAGCGCGCCACCAAGCAGGCCGACGAGTTTTTCGGGCTGTTCGGCGATGCCGTCCTCTCGGTCGACAGCAGCCCGACCCGTGACAGCCTGCGTGTGAGCGCCTGGCACACCAAGAACTGCGTGTGGGCTATCGGCCACGAGAACCGCGTCGACACCATGACGCGCAAGGAGATGGTCCCGGCGCGCAACCTGAAGCAGCGCTTCAGTCAGGCCAAGGACAAGCTGCACGAGAAGATCACGGAAGCCTGCGAGAAGAACCCCGACCAGGAGTTCGAGATCAGGCACGAGGTCATCCCGGCGGACGAGTATGACGCCTATATCAAGAAGGAACGCCCGCGCAGCCGGCAGAAGCCGGTCAATGGCTGGTATTCGGTATGGGTGGACGTCACCCACAAGTGCATCATCCGCGAGGCGTGGCAGCCGACGTTCCGCTACGTGGCGCCGCGCTGGGTGACGCTGCCCGGCAACCCGTACGCCATTAGCCCGGCCGCGACCATCGCCCTGCCCGACGCGCGTCTAATCCAGCAGCAGGCCTTGGCCATCCTCGAGGCGGCAGAGAAGCAGATCAACCCGCCGCTGATCGCCTACGCCGACACGATCCGCGGCGATGTCCGGCTGGAGAGCCGCGGCATTACGTGGGTCGATCGCGACTATGACAGCAAGACCGGCGACCCGGTGCAGCCGCTGGAGCTTGGCAAGAACTTCCAGCTCGGCGTCGAAAGCCTGCTGCGCACCGAGGCGCAGCTGACGCGGGCGTTCTTCCTCGATGTCCTGCGCATGCCCGACACCCGGCGCACGCAGAGCATCCCAGAGGTGCAATTCAAGATCGACGAGTACGTGCGCGCCGCGCTGCCACTGTTCGCCCCGATGCAGTCCGAGTACAGCGAGCCGCTGCTGTTCGAGATCGACCAGCAGATCGAGCTTCTGGGCGGCTACAGCAGCCGCGAGAAGCCGGAGGCGCTGACGAAGATCGAGATGGTCTATGCCTGGGACAACCCGCTGACCGACATGCTCGAGCGGCAGAAGTCTCAGAAGGCGTCCGAGCTTGCCGTCCTCGGCCAGGCCTGGGCCGCGCTGGAGATGGCTTCGCAGCAGTCGCCGGCCCTGCAGCAGGTCGACAGCGTCAAGGGCTTCCGCGAGAGCGCGATCAGCCTCGGCGTCTCGACGTGGCTCCTCGACGAGCGCGAGGCCGCGAAGAAGCAGGCGGCCGGTGCGCAGGCGAATGCAATGCGCGAGGCGATCGCCGCGGCGCCGAACATCGCGTCCGTGATCGACAGCGGGGTGAACGCGGCGCAGGCGGCCGCCGAGATCCCGAACCCGTCTGAGCCGGCCATGCCGATCCTGCCGGCGCCCGCATGACGGCGCCGTACGAGTTTTCCCGTGACGAGGTCCAGATCATCAAAGCGGCCTGGGCCTCGGACGCTGGGCGCATGGCGCTCGACGTTATCGCCGGGCGCCTGTGCCAGCTGCACGGCGCGTCCTTCGACAGCGACGCACTGGTGATGGCCCACAATGAGGGCCGTCGCTACGTCGGGCGGGCGATCATGGCCGCTGTTCAACTGCCTATAGAGAAAATCGTAAGGGAACCAGATGAGCCTCGGAGCAGTCGCCCAGTCACAGCCAGCGAGCGGGTCGAGCAGCGCGCCGCCGATGAGCAGCGCACCGCAACAGCAGCAGCCGTCGCAGGCGCCAGGAGCAGAGCAAGGCAACGGTGAGCCGTTCGGCGGCGTAAAGCAGGAAGCCCCGCGCGGCCTCGGCGACAACGGCGGCCCCGATTGGCGGGCTATGCTGGCCGGCGAGGACACGCAGTTCGTCGAGACGCTGGCCCGCTACAAGACGCCCACCGACTTCGGCAAGGCGTTTCAGGAGCAACGCGCGGCGCTGTCCAAACGTGCCGAGCCCGCGCGCCTCGCACCCGACGCCAGCCCTGAGCAGCTGGCCGAATGGCGGCGCAATATCGGCCTGCCCGAGGTAAAGGGCGACAAGGCCGAGGAGTTTATGGCGGCCTACAAGATCGAGCTTCCGAAGGGCTACGAGGCCAGCGAGACCGAGAAGGGTCTCATCGCCGACTTTGCCAAGCAGGCCTACGACAAGGGCTGGAACACGGGCGAAGTGAAGGGCGCCGTCGACTTCTTCCTGCAGCAGCAGAGCGCCATGCAGCAGGCCGTCAACCGCGTGGCGGTCGACAATCAGAAGCAGTGGCAGATGGCTCTGCGCGAGGAGCTTGGCCCCCGCGAGTACGAGGCGCAGCAGGCTGCCGCAAGCGCGTGGCTGCAGGAGAAGTTCGACGGCGAGGAGTTGCAGAACTTCCTGCACGCCCAGCTTCCCGGCGGCGGCTACCTCGGCGATCATCCGGCGTTCTTCAAGCTGGTGTCGCAGTTGGCCATGGGCGACGGCTACACCGACCGCATCGTCGGCAACACGCTGGAGAGCAGCACCGGCAAGACGCTCGCTCAGCAGCAGTCCGAGATCGAGGCGCTGCAGTTTACCGACCGTGGTGCCTACGACGCGGCCATGAAGCCCGGCGGGCGCATGGATCAGATTTTGGGGGCGCGTATCGCCCGGGGTGAAGTCGACAATGACGGTAATGAAGTCCGGCGCCGCCGGGCATAACGAGGAGAACAGACTATGGGCTTTCGTCCCGGCGACAGTTCGGAATACGCACACGACGAGACGGTCTGCCGTGTCGTCGCCAACAGCGACAACAGCGTCGGTTCGGTCGTCCCCGATGCGGCTGGCTACGTCTACGTGACCGCCTTCACCGCCGACGCCAACGACTGGATCGTGCTCCCGCCCCTCAAGGTCGGCCGCATCATCCACGGCTATTCGGCTGTGGGCCACGAGATCCGCACGCCGGCCTCGTCCAACGAGAAGATCAACGACGTCGACAGCGACGGCAGCCAGGAAGCCGCCATCACCGCGACGTGGTCCTGGCAGGTGGTGGGCACGCCGACCGGCTGGACGCTGCGCACCTGGACGAAGCTCGGCGCCGCCGGCTCCACCCTCGTCCCCGACTGACGTAGCAGGGGCCCGCCGCACTCCCCCGCGGCGGGCCACTCCTGCGCCAGAGGAACACGATGCAGAAGAAGCCGAACGGGACGACGCGGAAGTTCTTGGAGAGCATTCGCGACACCGCGACCGACGAGTGCATCATCTGGCCGTTCGCTCGCCTTGGGCGTGGATACGGCGCCATGAATGTGAAGGGCAAGGTGATACCTGCGCACCGTGTAATGTGCGAGGTCGCGCACGGGATGCCGCCTGTGTCGGATCCCTGGCTCGACTGAGCCGCCCCTAGTTTCGCGGACACCCCGCTTCACGCGGCCCCGCACTGACGTGCGTATAGCGACAGAAGCTCGCCCCGCTCCGGCAACCCGTGGCCCCGCAAGGACACCCCACGCTCAGCCAATGCAGCGGCCACCCGAAGCCAAGTCATCTGCTGAAAACCCGCCCCGCGAGCTGGACGCTCTGCGCTGGCAATCTCCTGAAGGAGACCAGAGATGGTTATGTCAACAGAATCAATTAAGTACCGCCGTGAGTTCATTGCCAAGTATAACGTTTCGGTGAGCTTGCTCAACGACCGGTTCACCCCCGAAAGCATGGACATGGGCCGCTCGGCCGTGTTCGACGTCACCGAGGTCGGCGGCCGTATGGCAATCCGCTCGATCGACGGCCGCATCCCGCGCACCAACGTGTCTGACACGCAGGTGACGTGCACGCTGCAGGAGTACGTGAAGAAGTTCGAGGTCACCGACTTCGAGGCCTTCACCTCGCAGTCGGACGAGCGCGCCAAGATGAACCACCGCATCATGGAGAGCGTGAACCAGGAGCACGACTACACGATCCTGACCGAGCTTGCCAACGCCTCGACGTCGTTCTCGGCGACCGCGGCGCCCATCACGCTCGACACGGCCACCAAGGCGATCGCCACGCTGGCGAAGAACCAGGTGCCGATCAACCCGGCCGATGTGACCTGGATCATCTCGCCGTTCATGGAAGCGAAGCTTCAGAACATCGCGGGCTACACGTCGAGCGACTACGTCTCGACCAAGGCTCTCGAGGTTGGCGGCAACCAGTTCCAGAACCAGCGCAAGATGCGCTCGTGGCTGGGCGTGGGCTTCATCGTCCACCCGAACCTGACCGGCGTCGGCACGTCGTCCTGCACCACGTACCTCGTGCATCGTCGCGCGCTCGGCCTCGCCGTGCCCACGTCGAGCATCAAGTACAGCGCCGGCTACGACGATCAGGACCACTACCACTATGCGTCGTCGACCCTGAAGCTGGGTGCGAAGGTGCTGCAGAACACCGGTATCCTGAAGTTCCTGCACAACGACACCGCGTGATCTCAGGCACCTAGACACAAGCACAAGGAGACTTCGAAATGGCTGGTTATGACACCAAGGGCCTGTACCTGCTCAGCAATACGGGCCGTCGCAACCTGTGGGTTCTGGAGACCGTCGACATCGTCGGCGACGCAGACGCCACGGGCTACATCACGGACGGCCAGACGGCCGGTTCCGGCAAGGGCGCAGTGGGCAAGGGCATGCAGCTCGGGGACCTCGTGTGGGTCGTCGTGGTTGACACCGTCGCCGCGCTGCCGTCCGCGCAGACCGTGTCGGACGTGGGCTGGTACTACGTCAGCGCGGTGAACGCCACGACGGGTGCCTGCACCATCACGGCGGCCGGCGCTTCCTAATCCCGTCCCCAGACGGGCAACCTGAGGGCGGGGGCTTCGGCTTCCGCCCTTTTTTCATCAGAGGACACATGCTGGACATCACCAACGAGGCGCGCCCGGGCACGCTTGAGCATCTGCAGAACGTCAGCATCACGCTGCGCTACGTCGCCCCGCTGGGCCACATGCTTGAGGATTGCCTCCGCAAGGACTACTGGAAGAACCTTACGCGCGAGTGCAGCCAGCAGCGCATCCCGGGCAAGCACGCCTGGAACCGCATCGAAATCATCGCCGAGGACGGGACGTGGGAAGCTGAGCTTCGCATTCTGTCGGTCGGCCCCGACTACGTCGAGACGCGCCTCCTGCGCGAATGGCGCCAGCCTGGTGAGAAGGTGGCGCGCAAGCCCAAGGCCCCGGCCGGATACACGGTCGAGATGGTGGGCGGCAACGGCTGGCGCGCGATGGCGCCCAAGGGTCTCGTGGTCGCCGAGAAACTTCTCACTGAGGCCGAGGCCGTGAAGGCGGCCGAAGCCCACGCCTCCCGCATGAAAGGGGATGACTGATGGCTGTCACGCAATTCGCGTTCTGCGCGGTCGATAACCTGCCGCCGGCACCATACTCAGCTGGCGCTGCCATCGAGACGGTGACGCCGACCGGATCGAGCGCTGCGACCACGGCGGCGGCGAAGGCGTCGCAGAACGTGTGCCGCGTGGCCACGGACACTGCGGTCTATGTCGCGTTCGGAACCTCGCCGACCGCGTCCTCGTCTGCCGGGTTCTATGTTCCGGCTGGTGCCATCGAGTATTTCCGCGTCGGCGACGGCATGAAGGCTGCGGTGATCACAGCATGATCTTTCGCATCGGGACGTTCTTGACCTCAAGCCGGGGCACGGGCGAAGGCTCAAGCATCCCGACCAACGCAATCCTCACGAGATCCGGCGCGACCATTGTCGACCGCGCCGGCTCCACCATCGTCTCGAGGTAAGCTATGGCGACAAACATCTACGACATGGCGGACACCTGGACGGGTGGGACGCGGCAGCAGTTCCTGAAGTCCACGATCACAGACACGTCCTCGGCGGCCGAAAGCGCGTTCGAGGAATATCTGATCGCCAGCGCCGTCAAGTGGCGTCTCCGCAAAGACGGCGCCCCGATGATCTACAACGCGTACACCAGCGAAAGCGTGTACGAGCGCGCCGAACTCAAGTGGTCGTCGAATACGTTCGTGGTCGACGTTACTCACCTGGGCGCGGTGCAGCGCGAGTTCGAAGTCCGGCGCGGCGGAACTTTTCAGTTCGGCACGTCAGGTGATGGCGTCTCGTGTGGCCGCGTCAGGATGGGCACGACCTCGGCCTCCGGTTCGGCGAATGTTATCCTTGATGCCAGCACCTCGGGCATCCTGAAAGTCTGGACAGGCGGTGTTGCCGATGCTGCGGCGCGCATGGCGACCCTGCAGCTGACTGATGGCATATCCGCCCCCGGAACAGTGGCTGGCTACGCGCAGATCTACGTCGACACGGCAGACGGCGATCTGAAGGTGAAATTTGGTGACGGCACCGTGAAAACCATCGTGGTGGATACCTGATGATCACTCTCACCCTTGAGAAAGACGACGTTGCGGCCCTGATGGGGTTGCTCGACGCTGGGCTGCGCTCGACAGGCATTCGGGCCGCGCAGGACGCGGGGCGCCTTGCCGCCATTATTGAGAAAGCTGTCACCGACGCAGAGAAGGCGCCTGCAGCGCCAGCAAAAGAGGACGCGCAATGAGCACCACAAGCACAGGCTACACCCCCGGCAGCGGCGCGCTTGGTGCCGTCGATCGCATTGGCGGGGTCGACTACCCGCTGATCAAGCCGGCGATCGGCGCAGAAGGCATCGCGGTGCCGCTCTCCCCCGGGGCCGGCGCCGTCGATACGGGCACGCTGCGCGCGACGCTCGCCTCGGACGATCCGGCCGTGGCCGCCCTTGGTGCCGCCGGCACGTCGCCGCCGTCGCTGGCGTCGGGCGCTTCCGGCATCATTGGCTGGCTGCGCTACCTGGCTTCGCTGGTGTCCGGCTACACGGCGAGCGTATCGATCACGCGCACGGCAGACACGAACGGCTACGCGGTCAACGACGTCGTCGGTGCTGCCACCGGATCGAGCGCGGCGGTTGAGTTCTCGACCATGGGGCCGAGTGGCGCGAACATCATGATCACGTCGGCCGAGCTTGAGGTCGATGCCTCGGCGGTGATCTCTGGCGAAACGAGCTATCGCCTGTATCTCTATTCAGCGACGCCGGCCAGCGCTCTGGGCGATAATGCAGCCTGGGATCTCCCGAGCGGCGACCGCTCTTCGTTCCTTGGTTACGTGGATCTGGGCGCTCCTATCGATCTCGGCTCGACGCTCTACGTCCAGACGGACGGCATCAACAAGCAGATCAAGCTATCGGGCACGAGCTTGTTCGGCTACCTCGTAACTATCGGCACCTACACGCCGACTGCGTCGCGCGCCTACAAGGTCACGCTGCACACGGTCGCGATGTAATGCTGAAGACGCTCCGGCCGTACACCCCGAACTATATCCGCGCTCAAACGCCGGACACGGCAGACGGCTGGGCGCAGCGCGTGGCGAACCGTGGCGGCACGTTCTCGGCGGCGACCCTCACCGCGTTGCGCGCGCTTGACTACGATCTGGCGCTGTTCGGGCTGAAGTCGAGGATGATCTACCTCAACATGCGGTGCGGCTCAGACATCACGGCAGCCAAGTGCCCCCTGATCGCACGGGCCGGGCCGGGCTTTGACGTTGCATCTGGGTCTTTTGATGCTTGGGATGAAGCCAACGGCCTGAAAAATTCATCGGCCGGCGTCATGAATACGGGCATCAGTTGCTGGCACCCGAAGCTGCTCGACCCGAACAACATATCGGTCGGTGTGTATTCACTTGCGGATGAAAGCACATCGAATTTTTCTGTCGGTGTTTTTTCGAATGGGCAGGGGTGGAACGGGCTAGTCCTCAACACCTCTGGGTATCAGTTTTTTGACGCTGCCGCCGGCAAACGTGTGCAGACGGACAACAGCCTGACCAGCGACGGCGGCAGCACAAAGGGCCTTATGGCCGGGTCGCGATGGAATAGCGGCTCTGCAGCCGTCTTCCGAAATGGCGTCATTCGAGGAACAACGGCGAACACGGCGGGCGCATTTCCTGTCGGCTCAAGCGGCGCCCCGCCTGATGCGAGTTTCAAGGTGTTCGGTGCTTACGTCACGTCTGGCGGCGACTTCGTCGGGCTGGGATTGACGCCAGACGACGTTTCGAACCTCACCTGGATCATGCATGCGTTCAACGCTTCGCTGGCTACGCCGCGCCAGGTGACTGCCGAGGGCCTTTCCTGATGGCTACAGCCAAGACCTTCACCCTCTCGCCAAGCATGCTGTTCGAGAACGGCAAGACTGGCGTGCTGACTACGGCGGGCAGCGTCAGCTACTACAAGGTCGGCAACGGCGCGCGGTGGAAGTGGACGACGAGCGCGCGCAAGATGACGGTGTCGTGCTACTGCGAGTATTCGTCGGTGCTGTCGAATAACGGCCGGCTGGCCTTGATCGTGAACGGCGTGAAGTATTTTTTCGGGGCGTATCAAGGCACGGCGAATGCCGTTTACTCCACGACCATGCGGCTCCCGGCTGGCGCGTTGAAGACGGTCGAGCTGCTGGTCCCGCTGCAGTATGCCGCGAGCGCAGGTGGCGCGCCGCTTGGGATCTACCCGTTCTCGGTCCAGTTCGACGAAGACGCGACGGAGATTTCGCCGACGCTGCAGGCCAGTCATCTGGTGATCTACGGCGACAGCATCGCCTCGGGTGGCATTGCGATCTCGCCGGCCGTGTACGGATACGCGGGCCTGCTCAAGAACGGTCTGCTGAGCAACACGAGCGTGACGCTGGTCAGCCACGGCTTCCGGCGCCTCGCGGACGACTGCTCCACGGGTGGCGCGGCTACCGCGTTCGTCACCGCCATGCTTGCCCTGCTGCCCACCAAGATCCTGATCACGATCGGCTCAAACGATCAGGCCCTTGCGCCGCTTGTGACGCTGGCGAACTTCACGACCTACTACGGCCGATTGCTCGACGAGATCCATACGCAGGCGCCGACTATGCCGATCGTGTGCCTCAGTCCGATCCGGCGGTCGACGGAAGGCGACAACGCGAACGGCGACGCGCTTGCGGATTTCCGCTCGGCCATCAGCACGCTGGTCTCGGCGCGATCAGGATGGACGCCAGCGCCGACTTATGAGGATGGTCTAGCGATCTTCGACGACCTGACCGAGATCCCGGACGACACCCACCCGGGCACGGCGGGGCACGTGACCATGGCCACGGCAATTGCAGGGATGGTCTAAATGGCGGCGACGACAAAACTGATCATCTACAACGCGGTTCTGCGCGAGCTTGGGTCGGCGCCGGTTGCCGACACGAGCACTGCGAATACGCGGCAATATGAACTCAACGCCGCTTGGGACCACGCTGTCGAGTACGTGCTCGCCCTGCGCGATTGGGGCTTTGCACGCCGCCGCGCAACGCTGACCGGCACCGCAGACACGTCGTTCCCGCCCTACACGTACCGGTTCGCGAAGCCCTCCGACTACCTGCGCAAGTGCTGGGTAAAGTCGTCGGCGGTCGACGAGTTCCAGGTCGACCACGCAGAGATCGCGGCCGTCTTCTATGCGCTGCAGTCTTCAGCCCTGATCGAATACGTCTCGGACCACGCCGACAACTACAACCCGGCCAACTGGCCTCCGCACTTCACGCGCGTGCTGACGCTGTATCTTGCAAGTCTGGTGTCGTCGAAGCTGGCGCGCGCTGGCGCTGGCGAGATCGGCATGCTCGATGGCAAGATGTCGAGCGCGCTCGACGAGGCCGACACCTTCGAGGCCATCTTCCTCACCAATACGGCGATCCCAACGGAGCGCCAGCCGGTGTTCCGCCGGGCGCTGGAGTTCCTGGGGCAGGAGCTGGCCGGAACCGTCCAGGTGCACGCGCACACCGATATGCTGCGCTGGCATATGAACCGGGCCTGGGATCATGCGCTGAAGTATGTGCTCGAGCAGGGCGCCTGGAACTTCGCGACGCGCCGGCTCAACCTGCAGAACGGCGTAGCACCCGACCCGCTGGTGTCGGATCTGCCCAGCGGGTTCTTCTGGTGGCTGCCGGCGTTCAATTCCGTCGAGGCCTCGGCGTCCGTGACAAGCACAGAGGCCAACATCGACGAGTTCGAATATGGCTACCGCCTGCCGTCGTCCTTCCTGCACAAGCTGTGGGTGAAGGCCGATGTGCAGCACGACATGGAATGCAAGTACAAGTTCATGGGTAACGTCCTCTATACGGACGTCAACCCGACGATCATGGAATACGTTGCACTCGATGGCGACAGTGGCGATCCGGCGAACTGGTCGGCCAACTTTCTCGAGACGGTGGCGGCTTATCTGGCCTATCTCGTCTGCACCGAGATCGTGGTGCTGCAGGGCAAGAAGGGCGCGAAGATCGAAGCCAACCAACTGCGCGACAAGCTGCAGGCCGTCTACCGCATGAAGCTGTCGGACGCGAAGCTGCGCGACGCGATCCAGCAGGAGACGCAGAAGGTGCCGCTGGGGCGGTTCGCGCGGTCCCGCATGGGCTCGATCGGTTCCACCAGCCTTCGCAGATATAACTAAATGCGGCGCAACGAATATCTCTTTGGGCTCAATGCCGGCGGCGTTGACCCGGAAGCCACCGCGCGCGTCGACATGGAGAAGATGCGGCTTGCTGGCGTGCATCCCGTGTCCAACCTCATCCCGCGCGTGCTGGGCCCGGGCACCCTGCGCGCCGGTTCGCAGAGCCTGACGCGGATCACGAGCGACGCCGAGACGCGCATGATCCGGTTCCAGCGCTCGGTCGGCACCGGCTACATTCTTCTGATGTCCGAGAACGCGATGCGTATCTCGCTCGACGGCGTAATCCAACAGGTTCCGTCAGTTTCCACGGCGATAGCGTCGGGTTCCTGGTCGAACGTATCGACATCGGGGGCGTCGGCCAGCGGCGGCACGACGCTCACGCTCAACGCCACCACCACGGCCATAGCCAAGCTGCGCCAGGCTGTGACGGTTGCCAGCGGCGACCAGAGCAAGGTCAACATTCTGCGCGTGGTGGTCAGTCGAGGGCCGATCTTCCTGCGCATTGGCACCACGTCGGGCGGGCAGGATCTCCTGGCTGATGCCGAACTCGACACGGGCACGCACAAGCTCGGCGTCACGCCGGGCGCAGGCACTATCTATGTCGAGGTGCGGTCGCTAGATCCCGCCACGCGCACGGTCTCACAGATCCAGTTCGAAAGCACCGTTTTGGGCGGCACGGGCGATCTCGTGATCCCGACGCCGTGGACGTTTGACGACGTGCAATATCTTCGGCACTGGCAATCGATCGACACGCTGTTCATTGGCGAAGGCACGCAGCAGCCACGCATCATTGAGCATCGTGGGCCGCTGTCGTGGGACATTGCGCTCTATGCGCCGGATGACGGGCCGTTCGTGCCGGGCACCACGCGCATCTCAATGACGCCGAGCGCACGGTCTGGGAACACGACGCTGACAGCGAGCGAAGCGTATTTCCAGAGCGGCCACGTCGGCGCGCTGATGGAATTGACGCACTCGACCAAGACCGTGTCAGAGACGTTCACGGACGTGGATCAGGTATCGGACTACATCACGGTCGTAGGCGTCGGTGCCGGCCGCACGTTCTTCAAGTCCGGCAGCAGCGGCAGCTGGGTCGGATCGGTGGTGCTCGAGCGGTCCTTTGACACGTTAGACCCGGCGAACTGGACGACCTACGAGACCTATACGGACGGCGGCGTGGCGATCTCGTCCACGGCCATCGATGACGGCCAGACCAATCTGACGGTGCACTATCGCTTCCGCGTCTCGGCGTGGACGTCGGGCACTGCCACCATGCAGTTGTACTACCCCTCTGGCGTCCAGGTCGGACGGGCGCGCATCACGGGTTACACGTCGTCCACGCAGGTCTCTGTCGAGGTGTTGCGCAACTTCGGCGCCACGGCCGCGTCGCGCAACTGGCGGATCGGCGACTGGTCGGACGTGCGCGGCTGGCCGCGGGTGCCGATCATCCACGACGACCGCATGCACTGGTTCCGCGATGACACGGACTTTGCCACCTACGTGTCGGATTACTGGAACTATGACGACACGGCCGAGGGTGACGCAGCGCCATTCATCCGCTCGGTCGGCACGGGCGGCCAGGACGGCGTGCTCTGGGCACTGACGCAGGATAAGCTGCTGGTGGGCACGGCGTCCTTCGAGGCGATCATCGCCGCGTCAGAGCTGGATGAGCCTCTGACGCCGACCAAGTACACGGTGCGCAAGCCGTCCCGGCGCGGGTGTGCCGACGTGCAGGCGGTCTACCACGACGAAGGCGCGTTTTTCATCCAGCGGTCGGGGAAGCGCATCTACGAGCTGAGCCGCAGCGACGGCAAGTATTACTCGCAGGACGTGTCACGGTTGAACCCTGCGGCCTACAAGGCCGGCGTGCTGACGATGGCCGTGCAGCAGCAGCCCGACACGCGCGTCTATGCCGTGATGGAAGACGGCCAGTGCGTGCTGCTCACCTATGAGCGCACCGACAAGGTCGTCGCCGTGACCACCATCGACATCACGGGCGGCGACATCGAGGACGTGGCGGTGCTGCCGACCACGGACCAGGACGAGGTGTATTTCATCGTCAAGCGCGGGACGAAGCGCTACCTTGAGCGCCTTGGGTACGAGGCGGATCAGCGGGCGGTGAGCACGTGCACGCTGCTCGATGCGCACAAGGTGCTGACGGGAACCATCACGTCGATCACGGGCGGCACGCATCTCGCGGGCGAGACGGTCCAGGTGTGGGCGGATGGCCAGCGCCGGGCCGACGTGACGCTCGACGGTTCCGGGGTGGCTTCGCTCGGTGCCACGTATTCCCGCGTGGTCTATGGGCTGTCCTACACGGCGTCCTTCCTAAGCGTGAAGCTTGCCCATGGCGCGCAGCTTGGCACGGCGATAGGCCAGACCAAGACGGTGCACGGCGCCGGCATTCTGCTTGTGAATTCCTGCCTGGATGGCGTGCGCGTGGGCCGCGACGCAGCTAACACTGAGCCCATGCCAGACATCATCAACGGCGCCGCGCGAACCCCGAGCCAGTTCTTCGACAAGTATGACGCCGACGTCTTCCCGATCAACTCGGAGTGGGACGCCGACGCGCGGATCTACATCGAGATCGATAGCGCCGAAGGGCCGGCGACGATCCAGGGCGTCGTCCTCGACATCGAGACCAAAGATGGCGCTTCAAGCGGCAACGGATAGCGACTGGGCAGCGATCGCGGGGCGTGCGCCGCCGGGGGCGTGGTGGGGCTACGTCGAGGCGCGGCCACACTTCATCGAAGGCTTCGGGGCGATCTATCAGGCGGCAGACGGCCGCTGGTGGCTGACGTTTGCGAGGAGCCCCGGCATCACCAAGACGAAAAGCGCACACGCCGGGGCTAAGCGGCTCTTGGCGGATGCGGCCGAGAAGGGCATCACAGTGCATGTGCTTGCGGACCCGCGCATCGACGGGGCCGAGATGTGGGTCGAGCGTCTTGGGTTCAGGCGTTCGGGCGAAAAGCTGGAGGGGCTAGACGTATGGACCCGGTAACGATGGGTGTCATGGGCGTGGTGAGCGCGGGCGTCGGCCTTGCTGGCAGCGCCATGCAGGCCAGTGCCCAGATGGCGAGCGCGCAGGGCCAAGCTGATGCCTTGCGGGCGCAGGCGCAGGCCGAGCAGGACAAGTCGAAGGTCGATCAGGAGTGGGCCAACCGGCGTGCGCTCGAGGAGCGGGCTGCGGCGCAGCGCACGGCCGGCGACTATGAGCGGCAGGCGCGGCTGGCGCAGAGCCGCCTGGGGGCTGTGGCGGGCTCGTCAGGGTCGAGCGGGTCTGACGCCACGGTGATGAACCTGTGGTCGGGGATCAAGCGCGAGGGCGACTACAACGCGCAGACGGCGGTCGTGGGCGGCGAGCAGAAGTCTGCGGGGTTGACGTATCAGGCGGCGCTGGACCGCTGGACGGCTGACACCAACGCGCGGATCAAGCGGTCGTCCGCTGACACGACACTGTCGGCAGGGCGCCTTGGCGCGGCGGGCACGATGCTCGGCGGGATTTCCAGCATGGCGGCCCGCTATGGCAGCTTTGGCGGCGGTAGCACTACGGGCCGCACCGGATACGGAATAGGCTGATGGCGAAGCTCCCTGCACCGGAAGACATCCAGCGCGCGCGCATGCCGGCGAGCACGCCGGGTGTGAGCATGAAGGCGCCGGACTATGGCCCGATGGCGAGCTCGGCCAAGGCCTACGGCGAAGGGCTGGCCAATCTCGGCAAGGGCGTCAGCGCGCTGGGTCTCGCGATCGAGAAGGGCCAGGACGAGGTTGACGACTACGAGACCAAGAAGAAGCTGCTCGACTTTCAGCTGAACGCCGAAATGGCGCTGGAGGAGCGCAAGCGGAACATGCCCGTGGGGGCTGACGGCTATGCTGACGGCTGGCAGAACGACTTCAAGGGCATGGCCGCGGACTTCGTCGGCAAGAACGACGCGAACATTCCGGCCTCGCAGCGGCTGAAGGTCGGCCTCGCGCTGAAGCGCATCGACACGCAGTTGATGGAGCGCGCGAGCCGCGACCAGTTCGCCGAGCAGGATCGGGCGGAACTCGATGGGCTCAACGAGACCACCAACCGGCTGCGCAGCACGGTGGAGGCCGATCCTGGCCGCCTCGACGAGGCGCGGAAGGAAGGCCGCAGCCTGATCGAGTTGTCGCGGCTGACGCCGGCTGCGAAGCACAAGGCGCTGCAGATCTACGACAAGGAGGTCGAGAAGACCTACTTCATTTCGAAGATGGGCCGCGTGAAATCGAAGGAGGATCTGGACGCTCTGAAGGAGGAGCTTGGCCCGGATCTGCCGGACAAGAAGATCTCGGTCACACCGCGCGGGCGCAGCCGCATCAGCCAGGCCAACAGCGAAGTGGCTGGGCAGGCGTTCCAGTTCTTCCTGAACAAGGGTCTCGATGCCAACAAGGCGGCGGCGATCGCGGCGAACATGGCCTGGGAAGGCGGCGGCAAGTCCGACCTCGTGAACCCCGGCGACAACTACAAGAACAGCCCGCGCGCGCCGCATTCGGCTGGCATCGCGCAGTGGAACGATCGCCTGCCGGCGGCGATCCAGTTCTGGAAGTCTCAGGGCATCGAGGTGCCCGATGGCGATCTGCGCGATGCGAACTATGTGCGCCGCATGATCAAGGCCATCCCGCTTGATGCGCAGCTGGAATGGACGTGGCACGAGATGAATACCAGCGAGGGCGCAGCCCTGCGGCGCATCCAGGGTTCGGGTGATCTGCCGGGGGCTGTGGCCGGCGCCATCGGCTACCACCGCCCGGCTGGCTGGAGCGCGGGCAATCCGACGAACGGGCACGGCTACCGTGACCGCTTGAACATCGCGAATGAGATCCTGGCGAATTACGGCATTGAGGGCGCGGCGCCGGGCGACCCGAAGATCCCGGCCTATGAAGGGCCGATGAGCCGCCTCACCATCACTGAGCGCAAAGCGTACTGGAACCAGGCGCAGACGGAATGGGCGAAGCAAATCGCCGGCATTGACAGGGAGATCGGCAATTTCGAGAAGGTGGCTGGCGACGGCTACACGCTGCCGGACGGCATTCTCGGCGATCTGCAGAAGCGCGTCGAGGCCACGGGCGACCCGACGCTGCAGTCGCGGTTTCGGGCGACGCTCGGCCTTGCTGCGGAAAGCCAGCGCTTGCAGCAGATGCCGCCGCCGCTGCTCGAGCAGTACACCCAGAACCTGCGCCGCAACGCCAGCGAGAAGGGCGTCACCCCGGAGCAGGAGAAGTACATCGCGCACGCCGAGAAGATTTCCGCGACGGTGCGCAAGAACACCAGCGAAGATCCGTTGTCCTGGGCGCAGCGCACCGGCATCAAGCTGCCGATCGTTGCGGGGCAGGGGCCGGATGGCTTCACCGAGCCGGTGCGGCTGGAGCAGGTCAATTTCGGATCCAAGGACATCGACGCCATCCTCGCGCGCCGCATGGAGCAGGCGAAGATCGTCGGCAGCTATTACGCGCAAGAGCCGCAGGCGTTCACGAAGATCGAGCGCGACGCGCTGAAGGCCACCCTGAAGCAGGGCGGCGATACCATGCTGTTCGTGATGGGCAAGATATCCGCGGCCGCGGGCGCCGCCGGCATCCCCCCGGAACAGGTGATGAAGGAGTTCACCAAGGACGCCCCCGAGGTGGCCATGATCGGCGACCTCGTGGCCAACAACGCCGACAAGCCGCTGCTCGACACGGCGGCCAAGGCGCTATCGTTCAAAGTGTCTCAGGGCGAGAAATTTCAGTCGACGATCGACAAGGCGATGGTGAAGCCCGACATCGGCGAATATGCCGAGGCGCTGCGCACGCAACCGACCAAGGTCGATGCGGTGAAGACGACGGCCGCGCTGATCTACGAATACGAGCATCGGCAGAAGGGCAAGACCGAGTTCGACCACGAGCTTTATCGGGACATCGTCGGGCGTGTGATGGGCAAGGTCACGACGCCGGACGGGCTCAGCTACGGCGGCGTCGGTAAGCAAGGCACGGGCTGGTTCGACGGCAAATGGCAGACGCAAGTGCTCGTGCCGCCCGGCATCCGTACGGATATGTTCGACGACATGGTGGGCGCCTTGCGTCCGCAAGATCTGGCACTCACCGGAACGCCGCGGGACGCGTCCGGCAAGCCCATGGGGATTGACGAGGTTCGCCGCGCGACGTGGGTCAGTGTCGGGCCGGCGCAGTATATCCTCAAGACGGGAGAGCGCCCCGATGGGCGCATGATCGTGGCCGGCGACGAGCGGGGGCAGCCCTTTGTTCTGGACGCGCGCCAGCTGATGGACCCGCTGCGGCGTCGAAAGCCCGAGATGTTCATGGGCTATGACGGCATTGCCAAAGGGCAGGAATAAGCTACCTCGGAGCCGGTAGCACAGGCAGCGCGGCCCCTAGCTGGCGTCCCTGTCGGCGCTCTCGTTCTTTGTACGCCTCGGCTTCGTCTTCCGGCCTGATGTAGCCGTGCTGCCGGCATGCCTGCCACAGTTCGAAAAACGACCCTCGCGCAACGCCGAGGAACGCTTGGCCGTCGTAGGCGTCGATTTTCGAGACCGGGTCGGCAAGTCGTGAGAGGACGGCGGATCGCTCGCCTGCGCACAGCAGCGCGGACCTCTTATCCTCACCGCTGGCAAGATGTGCGGTAAGTCCCCAAGTGCTTGCCGCGCCAAGTATTGCGCCGACAGCGACGCCCCATATCATCCCGTTACGCATCAACGCCGTTCCCCTGTCACAAGTGCCGCGTTAGCAAATCAAGAGCGAGCAATCTGTGGCTTCCACCTTCGACATTGGCCCCTACGATATCGTCAAACCGGAAGACCGCCAACCGGTCACGCTGGGGGATTACTGGAAGCAGTCCTGGGAAACCGGCGTTCGCGACACCAATTTCCAAGCCGAAGCGGTCAACCTGCGTGAGGCGTTCAACGCGACCAACGAGAAGATCGCCAAGGCGACCGGCGTTTCCGATCTCGTGAACCCGGTCGACTACGTGCCCGGGTATACCGCGCGCCGGCAGACGGCCGAGGAGCAGCGGGCGCCATATGAGAAGTGGAAGGCCCGCATCCAGGAGTTGCAGCAGGCGCACCCAAACGCTTTGCCGTGGGCCGACGTGATTGAGGAGCCGGAGCGCACCGCTTACGAGAAGATGAAGTCGATCCGCGAGGCGACGGCTGCGATGGAGGAGCGGCTTGGGCTCTATCAGCCTGTTCGCCGCCCCGGCCTCGGCCTTCTCGACCAGCCCATCGGCATGGGCGAAGCGATGGTGAAGAACCTCGCGACAAGCCCGGTCACGTGGAGCACTGGCTTTCTGGCGCAGTTTGCAGCGCAGAGCGTGTCGCCTGAAGACGCGGCGGTCAATTTCATTCCGTTCTTCGGTGGCAAGGCTGGGCGATCGATCATCAAGAACGCCTTCTCGAATGCCGGTCAGAACATGATCGGCCAGGCTGCGCTGTCGTTCGGCAAAATGCCGCAGTATGAGCGCGCGAAGCTGCCGAGCGGATGGGATCAGTGGTGGGCGGAAGTCTCTGGTGCGGCCGCTGCAGGTTTCGTGCTCGACGCTGGCGCGCGCGGCGTGGCGCGATCGTATAAGACCGCCGTAGGCAAGACCGAAGGCATGGGCGGGCTGTTCACTGACGCGCCGCGCGCCATCCCCCTGCCGGAGCAACCCAAGGCCCGCCCGCCGATCCCGGACGACCTGATCGAGCGCGCGCGCGGCGATGACCTCGAGGCGCTGAAAGAGATCGCGCGGCTGACCGGCGTTGATGAAGACCCGGCCGTGAAGGGCGCCATACACTATGTCGAGACCACGGGCCCGGTCGACGAGGCTATCGCCCAGCGCTTCCGCGAACTCGGGGTCGACGACGGCGAAGGCCTGCGCGTTCTGGCCGATGCTCTGCGCGGCGCTGATCGCTATGTGCGGCCGCCTGAGCCTGTGGTACCGGCAGAGCCCCGCATGCGCGACGAGGGCGCGCGGCTGATCACGGAGCGCGAGCCCGAGCTTCAGGCGCTGATCACAGGCCTCGACCAGCGGCTACAGCAGCGCATCGTCGATGCCGTCGAGGCTGGCATTCCTCGCGTCGTGAACATCGTGCAGGAGCGGCTGGACGCGGCCAAGGGCAAGGATGCGGGCGAGGCGCGCGCATCGCTGATCGCGGGGCTCGACCAGGCTGCCGAGGATCTGGGCGGGCCCGAGCGCTTCGCCGCGATGGTCGATCTCTATTCCGGCCGCGGCGACATTCGCACGACGGCCGAGGCGATCCGCAACTTCCCCGACCTCGTGGACGCGGATCTGGCCGGTTCCGGCTTGATCCAGGGCGCGCGGTCCATCGCGAAGCTGGAACCGGAGGCTTTCGAACGGTTCCGCTCGGGTGACGTCAGTCCCGGCGTGGCCCGTGTGGTTTCGGACATGGTGCCGCCCGACCAGCAGGCGCGCGTGATCGACGACATGCGCCGGGCCGGGATCGAGACCGAGACGGATGCGCGCGGTGTGGTGGGGGATCTCGTGAAACCCAGCCGCGGCGCGAGCGATGCTGATGCACCGCTGTCACGTGGCAGCAAGATCGACGACCCTGCCGGCGCGGAAGCCGCGAAGCAGACCGAGATCCTGGCGAACGAGCTTGGCGAGGCCCTGAAGGAGGCCGAGGCCCCGATCAAGGCGCGTGACAAGCTCGAAAGCCAGATGGACGCCAAGCTTGGCGAGAT